GGCGGCAGCGGGCGCGTCGGTGTGCCCTGCACCTCGGTGAAGTCGATCGACAGGACGCCTGCGCCGACCGTGCCGAACCGCTCCTCGACGACGTCGCCCGGTGTGAACCACATCTCATCGAGCTTGACCTGACACGCGGTCGGCACGCGCAGCACGACGGGCCCGCCGCTCGACAGCGTCGCGATGATGTCGTCGCGCTCGGCGTGCGAGCGGAACAGGACGCCGAGCGTGCCCTCGGACAGCAGCCGCACGTCGCCGACCGTAGTGAACGCCGCCGAGCCGACCGTCTGAAACACGGTCACCCGTGCGCGCCGCGTGCGGCTCGTCACGTCGATCACCTCGATCGCCGACCGCTTGGCGGTCGACGTCACGTCAGTGATCTGCGGCTTGCCCGCCTCGTCGCCGGTCGGCTGCGGCGGGGTGAACGTGCCCGTCGAGCCGATCAGGATCGACCCGTCGCCGTTGCGCAGCTCGTAGGAGAACGGCGCCTCGAGCGGGTACAGCGCATCGAACACGGTGCCCGCGCCCGACGCCAGGACGAGCGGTGTGCCCTGCACGAGCTCGACCTTCGGGCCCATACGCCAGAGCGTCACGACCGGGTAGGTCGCGCTGATCGCCGAGATCGCGATCTTGTACGGGTCGCCGTAGACGTTCGGCGGTGTGACGACGAGCGTCATGGTCGCGCCGTCCCGCCCGCGCCGACCAGCGCTGCTCGAGCTGACGCGGCGGCGACGTCGGTGCGCACCGTCGCGCGGAGCTGGTTGCCGTCGATGTAGACGCGCACGTTGCCCGCCGCCGCCGCCATCTGCGGACGCTGCGAGCCGCCCGTGCCCGATGCCCCTTGAGCGGGTGCGACTGGCAACCGTGGCGCCTGGAATGAGATCGGGATCGGCGGCGTCGTCAGGCTGCTGAACAGTGAATTGATACCGCCCTGAACCTTGGTCTTGGACGTCGGTGCCTCGAGCCCGGTGCCGATGCCCGACGCCGACGACTTGCCGCTCGCGAGACCCCAGGCAACGAACGCCTCCTGCTGCTTGGCAGGGTCCGACGTCGCGATCGTCTCGGCGATGGCGCCCGCGACCTCCGGGCCCGCCTTACGCATCTCGTCGGCCATGGCCTGCCCGCCAGCGGCGGCGATGATCCCGAGGTTGGTCTCGAACTGCTTCGCCGCCTCGGCCTGGCGATTCCATTCGTTGATGAGCTCCTGCGTCGAGACCGTCACGCCGACGGCGAAGTCCTCCCAGCTGTCGGTCATGCTGTCGGAGTCATCTGCCGCCGCCTGCGCGGTCTCGTGCATCTTCGTCGTGTTGCTTGTCATCAGCTCGTTGTAGACCGACGCCGGATCGGCGATGTCGGCGACCATCTGCGCGTACGCGTCCTTGAGCGCCTCGGCTGCGGCGGCGTCATCCTTCTTCGCCTGCTCGGCTGCTTCGGTCGCCTCCTGCTGCGCCTGCAGCGCCTCGACGGTCGTGCCCATGGCCGCTGCGAGATCCTTGTTCCGCTGCTCGGCGTCGAGGGTCGTCTGCACCGACTCCTCGAGCTCACCCCGGTAACCCTCGAGGGTGTGCAGCGCGTCTCGCTGCGTGGCGTTGATCTGTCCCTGCTCTGAGTTGAGCCCGCCCGTCGCGTCGGCGAGGTTGTCGACGATCTCCTGCTGGTCAGCGATCTTCTCGTTGAGCTCCTCGATCGCGCGATGCGCAGCGGGTGCGTCGCCTGCCATCCCTTTGAACAGATCCTCGACGCCGACGCCCGTCTTCTCGGCGATGTCGCGCACCTTGTCCAGATTCGTCACAGCCGACTTCTGCCAGAGCTCCCACCATGACTTGTTATCGACCACGACGTCGCCGAACTCCTGCAGCTTGGACGTCCAGTCGAGATCGTCGATCGAGCCGCCCGCGTCGCGGATCTCGGCGGCGAGGTCGATCACCTCCTGCTTCGCCTCGTTCGCCTCGTCGGCGATGCTCTGCAGCGCCTTCATGCCGAGCCCGATACCGGCAGCGATACCGAGACCGGCGACGATGCCAGCCGGACCGAAGCCGCCGAGCGCGTTCGCGGCGAGCTCCTGGAAGCCGCCCGCGATCGACTCGATCGATCCGTCGAAGGATGCAGCGACCTCGCGTGAAGTCTGGTTCGCCTCCTCGCCGAAGTTCTTGACGCCTTCGCCCGCCTCCTCAAGACCGGCGTTGACGCTGTGCCCGATGTCGCCGCCGCCGATGTCGATCGGCTCGGCCTTCGCGTCGTCCGACAGCGCCTTGATCGAGCTCTTGAGTTTGCGGATCTCCTGCTCGGCCTGCTTGGTGTCGGCGTTGATATCGACGGCCTTGACGTTAGCGATCTCGTCGCGCAGGTCGTCGATCCGGTCGCGTGCAGCCTTGATCGCTTGGGTGTTGACGTCGAGGTCGATGTCGTTGGCGCTGACGTCGCCGAGCGCGTCGTCGAGCTTCTCGGCTGACTTCGTCGCCTGGTCGAGCTGCTTGTCGAGCTTCTGCATACCGGGCGCGACGTCGCCCGTATCCGCCTTGACCTCGATGATGAGCTCGACTGGCTTAGCCATCGTCGATCACCTTCTGCACGACCGTCGAGGTACGCCCGATGATGCCCTTCAGGTCCGTGCGCATGGCAGGCCAGAACCAGTAACCACGCCGCCCGAGGTGCGGGAGAAAGATCTGCGTCGTCTTGCGGGTGACCGGGTGCGCACCCGAGCCGCCTCGGTTCTTCCGTGCGTACGTCTTCTTGCGCATCCGACCGCCGTATTCCGAGCCGGCGAACAGCACGTCCCCGAGCCCGGTGCCCGAGCCGCCCGCCTGCAGGGTGGCGCCCTGGCTCGTCTGGTAGACGCTGATTGTCGACGCGGCCCGTGCACCGATGCGCCCGTACCGGCCAGCCCGTGCGCGCATGTCTTTCGAGAGCGGGATCACCTCGTCGCGGTGCAGGTGGTCGCCGACCGCGACGGACAGCGCACGCGGCATGGCGTTCACCTGCGCGCGCAGCTCCTCGATGCCCTTGATCTTGACCGAGCCTTTACGCCGTCCGGCTGTCATGGCGTCGCCTCCAGGGCGGCACGCTCGGCGGCGGTGAGCCCGTCAGGGTCGCGCGGCTGCGGCTTGCCGTAGGTGAGCTCCCCGAGCGTGGCAATCACTTCGGGGCCTTCTGCCTCGAGCGCGGAAGGGAGGTAGCCGTGACGGGCGGCGAGTCGGACGAGCCAGCGTGCGTAACTCCGTTCCGGGTAGGCCCGTCCGTCGCCGCCTGTGTAGGGTCCGGGCGCGACGTGACCGACGCTGCACGAGCGTCGAACTCCTGCCACGATCCGGCGAACGCGCCGACCCGCACGCACGCGTGATAGGCGAGCTTGTCGAGCTTGGTCAGACTGGCAGGAGCGTCGAACCATGCGACCTGCTCGGTCGCCTCCCACCTGCGCAGGTCGATGCGGTTCGCGTCGACCTCGATCGTCTCGTCAGGCTCGACGAGCTGCACGGTAAAGCGCTGCACCGCGACGTCAGCCACGGTGTCACCTGTACCCGGTACCGATCCGGTCAGCCCTTCGCCGGCTTGGCGTCGGTCGTCTTGGCGTCGGTCGACTTGGACGCGGCGGGCACGGCGTCAGCAGCCAGCGGCGTCACGGGCGGCGGTGCAGGGTTGCCGTCGGCGTCGATGCCCTGCGGCTTGCCCTCGAACGGCAGCACGGCGGTGAACGTCGCGTACGCACCGATGGCACCGTTGCCGATGTTGTCCGGCAACGCGATCGTCACGGTGCCCTCCCACCCGCGACCCTGCGGAACCTTCGCGCTGTCCGTCTTCGGGTAGTAGGTCGCGAGCGCCTTCTCCCCCTCGTGGTCGATCAGGAACAGCATGAGCGAGTCGGCGCTCTCGACGTCCTGCACGGCAGTGATCGAGAGCTGCCACGCGCGGGCGGCAGTCTCGGAGAACGACCCGTCAGGGCACAGCGTGTTCAGGGTGATCACCTCGCCGCCCGTCGAGACCAGACCGGCAGACGTCGCCGAGCACTCGAACGCGTACACGGTGCCCGCGACGTCGTCGACGAGCTCGAGCGTGAGGAGCGCGTACTTGGTGAACAGCGGGATCGGCATTGCAGTGGTGACACTCATGGTCGTGACCTCTCGTGCGCGGCGGGAACAGCATCTGACAGCGGCAGCAAGCAGAGCGGGCGGTGCGCGAGGTACGTCACGACGGTCAGCGTGTACGTGCGCTGACTCATGCCGCCGATGTCCTTCGCGCCCGAATAGGCGGCAGTGATCACAGCGTTCTCGACCTGGTCGAGCGCGTCCCACAGCGCAGCGATGGCGAGGTCGAAGCTCTGCATCTGCGCGGGCGCCGACCCGTCGACGACGAGCGTCACGGGCCAGTCAGCCGAGATCGCATCCGGCAGGAGCTGCAGACCGGGCATGTCGATGTAGACGCACGGCGACGCGACCGTGTTCGGCGGGTACCGGTGCACGCGCCATGACGGCAGGAGTGCCACCGCCGACACGATCGCGTCGCCGAGCGCGTTGCGGGTGTCCTCGATCACTGACGTCGCCATTGGTCAGCCGATCCCGTACCGGTGCGCGTACGGGGCGAGCAGACCCTCGACACCCTTGAGCGGGTCGGTGCCGATGCGCACCGGTCCGACGTCGGACTCGCTCCAGGTGTTGAGCACGCCGAACGGTGCGTCTTTGCGCCGGTACAGCTCGATCGTCACCTGCACGCACGCGTCGTTGACCGGGCCCGGTGCGGGCGCGATCAGCGGGTCGTCAGCCCGGTCAAGGTAGGTGTCCACGAGCAGGACCGCCGACGTCGCGATGCTCTCGATTCTGTCCGCGTCCACGTCGGTCGCGTCCAGGCGCATGACGTCGAGCGCCCCCTGCGCGATCGACGGCACGTCTGCCCATGGCGGCACGACGCTCGGCGTCGTGGCGCCACCCGGCAGACCGATCACGCTCACTCGTCGTCGACCTCCTCGGTCGCCTTCTGCTTGCGCTTGCGCGGGGTGCGCGTCGGCTCTGCCTCGGGGTCGGGGTCGGGCGGCGGCTCAGGGTGCAGGACGCTCGGCGGATACGAGCCGTCCCAATACGTCGTCACGGTGCGATCTTCACGACGCCGTTACCCTGCCCCGGTGTCACGCCGCCGTCGGGCGACTCGAGCGTCGTCGGGCGGTGAATGACCAGGGACGCTGCGACGGCGATCTGCTGACCGAGCAGGCTCGGCTCGATCGCCGTCAGCACCGGGTAACGGTGCTCGTACGCCTCGACGCCGAGCGAGTTGCCGACGTAGTAGGCGCCGTCGGTGATGCCCGGTGTCACGATGCCCGTCAGCCCAAGCCCGGTAATGGTGAACGTGCCCGGCGAGCTCGTGCCGTTCGCGTTCACGGCGTTCTCGAAGGGGAACAGCGGGCGCAGCGCGAGGTCGGTCAGACCGCCGAGCCGAGCCCAGCCGGTCGGCCCCATGGCGATCCACTCCGGCAGCGCGCCGGTCTGCTCGTAGACGAGCGCCGCCGCGTCGAAGAACGCCTGCCGCACGTCGTCGGCGGCTGCGTTCGCTGCGAGGGTGATTTTGCTTGCCGTCAGTCCGACCTCGGTGGCGAGCGCCCGCTCCTCGGCGAACGCGAGCCGCGCGAGGAGCTGGTTGGTGACGATGTTCAGCGCCTGCGGGATGAAGTCTTCCGCCTGCCGCGACAGGTTCAGGTAATTGCCGACCGTCTTGAGCTGCAGCGTGTCAGCGCCGACGTCGAACTTCTTGCTCGAGAGCTCCTGCTTCTCCTTGGCCTGCGGCTGCGCAGCGGTCTCGAAGTCAGGGTCGATGATGCGCGGGCGCATGAAGCTGAACGCGTTGGGTGCGTCCTGCACGCCGATCGCGTCGAGCCACGGGCGCCCCTTCGGGTTCAGGTCGATGACCGGGCCCACGGGCCCGGAGACCGTCAGCCCGCCGAACCCGCCAGCGACCGCGACAGTCGCCTGTGCGCTGGTGCCCATGTGCTCGGCTGCACGCCGCTGCACGTTGTCGTAGCGGGCGCGTGCGTCCCGGTCGTTCGGGTGCAGCGCGTCCCACAGCAGGTGTCCGGCGCTGCGGTACTGGTGCCCCGTGACGGACGCGGGCCCGTTGAGCAGCTCGATCCGGTCGCGCACGTTCTGCGCCATGGCGACGTTGTCGGTCGTCACCTCGAGCTGGCTGTCGATCGTCTTGATCCGCTCGCTGTACGCCTTGAGCGACTCGACGTCGACGGCGGACAGGTCACGGTTCTGGTCGACCGCGACGGCCTTGAGGCTCGCGATCTTGGCTTCGTTCTGTGCCCGCTCGTGCAGCAGACGCTCGGTCATTACGTCGCCCATGGGACGACCTCCCTCGGATGCGCAGGTGACTACGGATCGCGAGTTAGGTGTCGTCTTTGCGGGTTAGGTGTCCGCTAGTGGTGCTGCGCGGAGGTGTGCCCTTTGCGACGAGGTGTGCTCTTGACGCCGAACGCTACGCCCGTCGCGCGCTCAGCGGTAGGCCCGCCAGCGGTCGCCCGCCTCGACGAGCGCCAGCGCCTCGGCCAGCACCCGTGCCCGCTCGGCGTCCTCGGCGGCGGCGGCACGGTCGGCGGCGGTGTCCTCGAGA